TCGGCGGCTTGCTGGCATACATCGCGACGAAGTATGAGGAAATCGAAACCAAGGACAAGGAACGCCAATGAAACCATTTGAAGCCATATCGCTATTCCTGCTTTGCGTCCTACTAACCGCCATCGGCGCGGCATTCAACGGTTGCGAGCGTCCAGAGGATCACGTTATCAAGCCGCAAATCCCGGCGCACGTCCACAAGAATCTACCCTAACAAATACCATGAACATGAATCAAGTTCCACGCTTCCAAGAAGCAAATCGCGCCGAACATCGCAGACTGCAAGCCTACGGCATCGGACGCCCGAACGCCCGCAAGCAAACCGCAGACGAGGAAAAGCTGCAACGTCCGGCTAATCCTTTCGCCCGCCGTCTCATGTTATGGAAATACAAATTCGGAATCTAACCCAATGAAACACGATTCAATAGTCGCTAGTTACGAATGGTGTGCGACATGGTTCCGCAGCAAGCCGCACCACCGCCACCAAGAGAAGATGCGACGCCAGCACGAGCGCAAGACCTCGGCGCGTGAGTCTCACAAGTCGCGTCACCGGACTCGCAAGGCGATTCCTGTCACTTTGATCTAACCACAACCCCAAGAAACATGAAAACCATCGAAGAATTTTGCGACCATCACCTAGCCTGCTCAGAAGGAAAGCAGTGGGCTATTGCAAACTGCCAGACCATGCAGGACGCATGGGACGCGGCACAGCATGATTGGCTGCTATGGATAGCCACACGCCAAGGAGTGGCGAGCGACAACCAACTGCGGAAGTTTGCGGTGTGGTGCGCGCGTCAGGTGCAACACCTGATGAAAGACCAGCGCAGCCTAGATGCCTTGGATTTTTCAGAACGTCATTCGGACGGACTGGCGACAGATGAGGAAATGGCCGCCGCAAGGGCCGCCGCAAGGGCCGCCGCAAGTGCCGCCGCAAGTGCCGCCGCAAGGGCCGCCGCATGGGACGCCGCATGGGACGCCGCAAGGGCCGCCGCAAGGGCCGCCGCAAGTGCCGCCGCAGGGGACGCCGCAGGGGCCGCCGCAAGGGCCGCCGCAAGGGCCGCCGCATGGGCCGCCGCAGGGGACGCCGCAGGGGCCGCCGCATGGGACGCCGCAAGGGCCGCCGCATGGGCCGCCGCAAAGGCCGCCGCATGGGACGCCGCATGGGTCGCCGCAAGGGCCGCCGCATGGGACGCCCAAGACGAATGGCTGAGAACCAACATTGTCCCTAATTTCAACTGACAAAAACATGACAACATCCGCCCTAACCCTAATCATCCCGCCAGCTCTGGCGATGGATTCCAACTACCGCCTGACGGTCAATCCCGCCGCCATCGCCGCCCGCGACTCGCTCGTTGTCGCAGCCAGGTCAATCGCCACGGTTGACGCCGCCAACATCGCAGAATCGCAAGCGACCCGCACGACCGCCACCAAGAGAAGATGCGACGCCAGCACGAGCGCAAGACCTCGGCGCGTGAGTCTCACAAGTCGCGTCACCGGACTCGCAAGGCGATTCCTGTCACTTTGATCTAACCACAACCCCAAGAAACATGAAAACCATCGAAGAATTTTGCGACCATCACCTAGCCTGCTCAGAAGGAAAGCAGTGGGCTATTGCAAACTGCCAGACCATGCAGGACGCATGGGACGCGGCACAGCATGATTGGCTGCTATGGATAGCCACACGCCAAGGAGTGGCGAGCGACAACCAACTGCGGAAGTTTGCGGTGTGGTGCGCGCGTCAGGTGCAACACCTGATGAAAGACCAGCGCAGCCTAGATGCCTTGGATTTTTCAGAACGTCATTCGGACGGACTGGCGACAGATGAGGAAATGGCCGCCGCAAGGGCCGCCGCAAGGGCCGCCGCAAGTGCCGCCGCAAGTGCCGCCGCAAGGGCCGCCGCATGGGACGCCGCATGGGACGCCGCAAGGGCCGCCGCAAGGGCCGCCGCAAGTGCCGCCGCAGGGGACGCCGCAGGGGCCGCCGCAAGGGCCGCCGCAAGGGCCGCCGCATGGGCCGCCGCAGGGGACGCCGCAGGGGCCGCCGCATGGGACGCCGCAAGGGCCGCCGCATGGGCCGCCGCAAAGGCCGCCGCATGGGACGCCGCATGGGTCGCCGCAAGGGCCGCCGCATGGGACGCCCAAGACGAATGGCTGAGAACCAACATTGTCCCTAATTTCAACTGACAAAAACATGACAACATCCGCCCTAACCCTAATCATCCCGCCAGCTCTGGCGATGGATTCCAACTACCGCCTGACGGTCAATCCCGCCGCCATCGCCGCCCGCGACTCGCTCGTTGTCGCAGCCAGGTCAATCGCCACGGTTGACGCCGCCAACATCGCAGAATCGCAAGCGACCCGCAAGGCCCTCGCCCGGTTGCGGATCGACGTCGAGAAAGTGCGCGTCGAGCTTAACAATCGGCCGCTCGAAATCCAGCGCGACACGAACGCCAAATCCGCCACTTTCCTCGCCACCGTCCAAGCCGAGGAATCCCGCCTCGCCAAGCTCGAAGGCGACTTTGCCGCCGAGGTCGAGCGCATCCGCCGAGCCGCCGCCAGCGAAGCCGCCCGCCTGGCTCTTGAGGTAGCCGCCCGGCGCCTGGAAGCGGAGCAAGCCGAGGAATCCCGCCGCCGGGAAGAAGAGGCGAAACGCCTGGAAGCCGAACGGGCCGCAGAAGCCGCCAGAATCGCCGCAGCCGCCGCCGAGGCATCCGGTGACCTTGACGCCGAGATTGACGCCGCCGCCGCGCAGGACGCCGCCACAGCCGCCAAGGAGGAAGCTCTACGGGCGCGGCTCGAAAACGAACGACTCGCCGCCGACGAACGGTCGCAAGCCGCGTGTGCCGCCGCGATGGCGGAAAAGGCGATTGTCCCGGCAGCGGTATCCGGCGTGCGGCACGAGTGGGATTACGAGGTCGTCAACCTCCGTGCCTTTGTCCAGCACTGCCTCGACACCGGCAAGAGCTTGATTGACTACGCGCCCAAGCGTGCCGCCATCTTGAATATTCTCCGCGCCGTTCCATTGGACGCCGAGCCGCCGGTCATTCCGGGGCTGTCAGTGTGCAAGAAGGCGAAGGTTAGATAATCTCCCAAACCAAACACCCCAACCATGAACGAACAACTCCAAGTAAAAAATCTACCAGCCGCCATGGCGAGACTGGATCAAATCGCCAACGACTGCGCCCTCGTTACCACGACTGGCAGCCCGTTTAGTCAAGCTATCTCAATGGCAGGAGCAATGCAGGAAATCCGCGCATCGCTCACGGATGAGGTCATGCAAAAGGCAATCATGCCGCTGATGAATAGCAAGCTCGGCTTCCGCACGGACAAAGACCCGAACCGCCCGGCGTGGAACAAGCGAACGCAAAAGATGGAAGCGCCGGAGTCTTACAAGATTGCCACTGTACGAGAATGCTTGATTGAGGCGACTCTTCGCGGATTGCCGCCGGTCGGGAATTGTTGGAATATCATTGCCTCGCAGTCCTACACCACCAAGGAGGGGCTATGGTTCCTTATCGGCAAGAAGGTGCCGGGATTGACTGATTTCAAGGTTTGTGTAGGCGTGCCGAAAATGATTCATGCCGCTGGCGATGCCCGCAACGCTGCGGATGACGAGGCCAAGGGCGCATTGGTGGCATGTTACGCGACATGGAAAATGCACGGCGTGGTCGACAGGACGGATAGGGATATTCCGATCCGCGTCAACGCCATGATGGGATCGGATGCAATCATGGGAAAAGCAGAGCGCAAGATTCTAGCCGCCGCATACGCTCAGATTACAGGCACGGTGCTTGGCGAGGGTGACGTTAGCGAGGGCGACGCCGAGCTTCGCAACGTCACGCCACAGGCGGCGGAAGTGCCGCAGATCGAGGTCGGCAATCCCTTCAAGGAGCCCGCCAGGCGCGGACGCCCGAAAGCTGAGGTCGCGCCGGAACCCGCCGCCGAACCCGCGCCGGTCGAGGTCACCCACCGCCAGCGGGTGACATTCACCAACCTGACGAAAAAGGACGGCGTGACGGAAAAGGGCAAGGCGTATTCGATTTACACGCTCTCCTATGACAACGGCATGAGCGATTGCGAGGCAACCACGTTCTCAACGACGCTCCTGAAGCCGCTGGACGGTTTGGAGTTTGGCAGCGAGATCGAGATTGAAACCGCGCCTAGCAAGAAGGACGGGATGCCGGACAATCTGACATTCGTTGGACGGATCGGAGGTGAAGCGTGATCCAAGAAAACGCAAGGGACTTTTGTTTTTTCGCCGGATACTCGCCGGATGGCGGAAAGACGCAATGGCTGATTGCCGCACGGTCCATGGACGAATTGGAAATCGCGTGGCAATGCCAGCGCGGATGCAATGTCGCATTGGACAAGACATTGACGATGAATGTCAGATACAAGAGTATGGAGAGAATTACAATCTACGACGAACCATGAATAATATCACAATGGACAAGCAATACCGTTACCGCAACGGCAATCCGGCCAGGGTGCTTTGCGTGGACGGGCCGAAAGAAAACTTCCCGGTGATCTCGGTGACGGGAAACGGCGCAATGTTTTCCCACACAGCCGACGGGCATTTTTTGAATATCAACGCCGACGAACAGGACCTGATCGAAGTCATCCCGAAATGGCGCGGGGAGATTTGGATTAGCTCTGATGGTCGCGCAATGGATCTACCGGATAGTTTGCACGAACTAGCGCAAGGAAGCGGCTGGCGTAAAATCACGGCTGAGGAGGTGGAACCTTGAAACTAAGCTCTGAACAAATCGAAAAGCTGCGATCCGTGGCGGTTGGATTTGCAAAAACACTGGAAATCGAATGCGACACTAACGAAAACGCTTGCATCATCATTGCAATTCTAATAGCAGGATTTGCCAGATCAGCAGACGTTCCAACAGAAGTCGTATTAGAATTAATCATTGAGAAAACACAGCAAATCGAGGAAAACAATCCATGAACAACTGCACCATCTATCCAATCGACCAAGGCTCGCCGGAATGGCACGAAGTCCGCGCCAGGTGCTTTACCGCCAGCGAGCTCGCGCCGTTCTTTTTGGAAAGTCGCACGGCCACGCAAAAGGCCGCACGCCGCAAGCTGATTATGCAAAAGGTCCGTGAGGATCTTCACCGCCGGGGCATACATTACGAAGAGTGGGAGCGAGAGGCGATGGACAAGGAAGAGCGTGCGATGCAATTCAACATCGCAGTCCAACGCGGCAAGGCATTGGAGCCGATGGCGCGGCAAGAGTATTCCGACATGACCGGAACGGTGATTAAGATGGTGGGATTCATCATGCACGAATACGGAGGATTCGGATGCTCTCCTGACGGACTGGCAGTAGGGTCGATTGTGTCAACCGAAGATCCATCCCACGGTCTTGAAATCAAATGCGTTATGCCGGAAAAGCATCTTGCGATGATGCTGGACCCGCAGGCGCTTGCGGATGAATACGCCTATCAGATTCACGGCAGCATGGCGGTGACAGGCTTGGACCGTTGGGATTTATTCGGATACTGCCCTAACTATCCGCCAGTTTTCGTGAAGGTCGAAAGATCGGAGTTCACCGAGCGTTTGCTCGCCGGGATCAAGTCAATGGTGGACGAAAAGGAAGAGACGATGGAACAACTCAAAAAGATATGGGGGGCGTGGAAGCCATGAATCCCAACCTTGAAACCTGCATCATCTTTGCCGCACGCTACGCCCATAACCGTCCGACCGGAGCTGCAATAATAGTCGTTAAAATGCTGAAAGACGCATGGCGCGACTTGTCTCCATACGGGAGGAAAACCATATTGAAGGAAGCGGAAGACGCGGCATACGGGCGCGAAGAATGGCAATTGCTACGGGACTTCGCAAGGGACTTCAAGCCATGAGTGAATCCAACATCAAGCGATTGTTGCGCGAGCATTCCGACGATGCCATCAAAGGCATCTATCGCACGCTGTCATGTTCCGCTAAGTCGGCGCGGCACGGGTCATGGGAAGCCAGGCGGCTAGCGGAGGTGAGGGAAGAGCTTAAACGGAGGAAGATGGTTGTATGAGTGAATCCGAACAAGAGTTAAATGATTTGCGCCAGCGTAACGACGTTCTAACTCAGGACGCTGATAGATGGCGGAAGATTGCGGCGATTCACAATGCCAACTACGAGGCGGCGAAATCGGAGTTGGCGAGAGTTAAGAAACTGATAGAACAAAAGGAAAGGAAATAAAATGAAAATGATTGAAGTGAAAAAGCGGTGCTATCCGCCTGAGCAAATATCCGACATGGTGAAATACCTACAAGGACTGCTGGATTCAATACCGGAGGACAAGCGGGCAAATGCGCGATTTGAGATTGATTGGGATGGTTCGGAGTGTTACTTCGTTTACGAGCGCGAAGAAACGGACAAAGATATTGCATTGAGAGCAAACCTCGCGACCCGCGATATTGAGGCGCTTCAAAGGAGAATCGCTGCTATAAAGAACAGCAACAAAGACATACAATTATGAGCAACAAGCCCGAAGTAACAAACGCCCGCATGAGCCAATTCATCGTCACCACAGTTGACCAGGTGCGCGAAACACTGGAAGAGAGATCGGACGATATTCTCAAGGCGTGGCAAGAGACAGTCCAAGAGTCCGTTGACGGCGGGGATGATTTTCCCAAGCTGAAGGTCGCGTTTGGGACCGTGGTTGACCTGGAAGCCAACAAGATAGAAACGACGCTGCGGTTCACTTGCGCGTATAAGTCAACGATTTCCACTCCGATAGAAGATCCAAACCAAACCGAACTGCCGTTATGACAACATACATAGGCATAGACCCAGGCAACAAGGAGAGCGGATGGTGCGTAATTCAAAACGGGAGAATTGTTGGCAGCGGCGTGATGGAAAACAACTCGATGCTTGATTCATCAATGATGGATATTCCGTGGCCTAACACTATGGCAATCGAGTGGATTCAGTCAATGGGCATGGCGGTAGGCAAGGAGGTTTTCGAGACGTGCCTTTGGGCCGGTCGGTTCGCGGAACGCGCCAGGTGTCCAGTCAGACTGATTCCGCGCGGACAAATCAAGCTCCATCATTGCGGATCGTCACGCGCCAAGGATGCCAACGTATGCCAGGCTCTGCGGGATAAGTATGGGGAGAAGGGAACAAAGAAGGCGCCGGGATACTTCTACGGAGTCAATAGCCATGCTTGGCAGGCGTTCGCAGTTGCCGCGTATTGCTTGGAAGGCGGCAAGAGTGCCGGGGAAATCGGGATAAGAACGGGCGAATGCGGAAGGGTTAGGAATTTATGAACTACGAACAATTCATCGAACGAAAATCACAGCTTGGGGGCGAGTCCGGCTTTGAACCGCTATGGATGCCGGATTTCTTATTCCCGTTTCAGCGATCATTAGACGAATGGGCAATCCGTAAAGGACGGGCAGCTATCTTCGCAGACTGCGGACTTGGCAAGACTCTAATGCAATTGGTTTGGGCGGAGAACGTAGTTAGAAAAACCAATAAGCCGGTTTTGATTCTTACACCGCTGGCAGTGGGGTCGCAGACGGTTAGAGAGGGCGGGAAATTTGGAATAGAATGCAAGCAGTCGCGGGACGGGTCGATTGGATCAAAGATTGTTGTTAGTAATTATGAGCAACTCCACAAGTTCAACCCTGATGATTTCTCCGGGTTGGTATGCGACGAATCATCCATCCTGAAACACTTCACCGGGGCAACGCAAAAGCAGGTGACGCGATTTTCCAACAAGCTGCCATACCGACTGCTTTGCACCGCCACGGCAGCGCCTAACGATTACACGGAACTTGGCACGTCAAGCGAGGTATTGGGGCAGCTTAATTATTCTGAAATGCTCACGCGGTTTTTCCGCCAACTTGACGACAAGGGGCAGAAAAAGGAGCTTCGCGACCAAGCGGCTAACGAAAAGGCGGCAAAACATTTCCAACGGCTGTCATTCCGCGTTTCTCAAACCATCAGCCAATACAGGATCAAGCATCACGCACATGACGCGTTTTGGCAATGGATTTGCTCATGGGCCAAGGCGTGCCGAAAGCCGTCGGACATTGGATTTGATGACACCGGATTTGATTTACCGGAACTCATAACACGCGACCATGAAATCACCCCAGCGACACCAACGGAAGGATTCCTTTTCACCATGCCAGCATGCGGACTTGGAGAAGAGAGGGATGAGCGCAGGCGCTCGCTGGGGCAGCGGTGCGACCTGATTGCAGACCTCGTTAATCACGACCGCCCTGCTGTAGTTTGGTGCCACATGAACAACGAGGGGGACCGCTTGGAACATTCAATCAAGGACGCCAAGCAGATAGCAGGAAGAACACCGGATGAGGAAAAGGAAGAGCTTTATGACGCCTTTGCATCCGGTCAACTTCGCGTGCTTGTCACCAAGCCTAAAATCGGGGCATGGGGATTGAACTGGCAACATTGCAACCACGTTGTGACGTTTGCCTCGCACAGCTATGAGCAATTTTATCAAAGCGTCCGACGTTGCTGGCGTTTTGGGCAGAAAAACCCGGTGACGCTCGACATCGTATCGACTGATGGTGAGGTCGGCGTGCGCCGATCAATGGTCCGCAAACAATCACAGGCGGACGCGATGTTTTCGGAGCTGGTAAAGCACATGGACAGCGCATTGACGATCAAGAGAGAAAGAAAAGACAACACTAAAACCGAACTACCAAAATGGCTGTAATAGAACAACTGCTAACTGATAAATACGCGCTATACAATTCCGATTGCATGGCAGTGATGAAAGACCTAAAGGACGAATCCATTCATCTTTCCGTTTATTCCCCGCCGTTTGCCGGGCTATACCAATACTCCAGCGACGAACGCGACATGAGTAACAACGTGAGTTATGAGGAGTTCCTCATCAACTACGGATTCTGCATCGGCGAGATCGCAAGACTCACAAAGCCGGGAAGGGTAAGCGCCGTGCATTGCATGGATATCACCACCGGAAACAGCGGGTGCGATCACTTGCGGGACTTCCCTGGAGCGATCATCCGGCTGCATGAGGACCGCGGAATGGAATACATCGCCCGTTACCACGTCTGGAAAGAGCCGTTGACGATCCGCAACCGCACCATGATGAAAAGCCTGAGTCACAAGCGGGTTTGCACGGACTCAACGAAGTGTAGTATGGCAAACGCGGATTATCTTCTGATTTTCCGCAAGAAGGGAGAGAATCAGATTCCAGTGACGCACGAGCAAGGTCTTTTGTCCTATGCTGGAGAGCGTCACGTCCCGGATGAATTGCTTCAATGGCGCGGATGGGCTGGAAGCCAACTCCAGAACCGTTATTCGCAGTGGGTTTGGAGGCAATACGCGGATGCGTTTTGGGATGATGTGAGGATTGATCGCACGCTTCCCTTTCGCGCCGCCAAGGACAAGGACGATGAAAAACACGTCCACCCGCTCCAACTCGACGTGATAGAACGTGCCTGCGTCCTTTGGAGTAATCCCGGCGAGGTTGTGCTAACCCCGTTCATGGGCGTAGGAAGCGAGTGCTACGGGGCGGTGTTGAACGGGCGCAAGGCCATTGGAATTGAACTCAAGGAAACCTATTACCGACAGGCTGTGCGCAACATGGCCGACGTGGAAAACCACACCGAACAGGACTTGATACCGATGAAATTTGACCCGGCTGGCGAGTGAAGCGCAACCCCTCCAACATTCCCGCTTGACCCAGGCATTAAAATCCGATACAAAAGGCGCGTCGCAAGCGACCGTCGTCTGAGAGCCGATGAAACCGAACTTACAAATCTTGCCCGCCCCATGCTCCCGCCCTT